AGCCACAGAGCCAACCACCGCGCCAACAGGCCCACCCAATAAACCGCCAACTGCCGATGCAATGCCGCTCATTATGCCACCTCTTTTTCAAGAATATACCCGATTAACTTGAATCCGAACTTGCGCTCGAACGCTTTTGGATTTCGTATTGTTGCCATTCTGATTCTCCTTAATCCAAGGTCTTTTGCCATCTCATTCAGTTGTCCATTCCAGTATTCGCCATCACCGAATACTTGATACGCGACCAAAGTTTCGTTTAAGACCTTACATGACATAAAGCCATGTTCGTTCTCAATAAGACCATCTGTTTCGATGGCCGTATCGCCAGATTTTCGCATATATAGTGCAGATTGTTCCGGTGTCATACAATGCTCGTAATAATTCCATTAACCACGGTCACGGTCTTGAGGTCAACCGTGGTGAAATTTCCCGATGCGCCGGTATTCTCGGTGGCCATCGTACCAAGACCCAAACTGGTTCGGGCTGTAGCACCTGATTCAACAGTCCAGTTTGTCCCGTTTCCAACGATAAAATTGTTATCCGTTTTCGCCAATCCTGCAATGGTGTCCAGGTCAGAATCCCACGCCTGTACATTCGTGCCAATCACCAGCCCCAAATTCGTCCTAGCACCAGCCGCCGTACTTGCGCCAGTACCGCCATCCGCTACAGCTAGGTCAGTAATGCCGGTAATCGTGCCACCCGTGATCGCAACCGCGCTGGCGTTCTGTGTGGCAATTGTTCCCAGCCCGATATTCGTCCTAGCACCCGCTGCCGTAGTAGCACCAGTCCCACCCTCTGCTACGGTAAAGGTCGCCAGCGAACTACCGCCTGCCCTGTCCCACAATCGCTGGAAGAACTGCACCCAAGCATTGCTCATTCTGTTGCCTACATACATGGCTTCCATGATAGGCGGCGGGGATACTTGTATAGAGCGATCAGTCATACGCAGACTCGGCAGTCAAAGAAGCTCCAATTAGGACGGTTTTAACTGGGATCGGTGATACTTACCCTGTAAACCCTGTCACGCGACGATCCTAGGCGGTTCCAAAGGCTCCTAGCGGCATATTCTCCGATCTTTCCAATGCCTCTCCAATGCTCGTGGCCAAATGTATGCCCACCGTCATCTGACCAATCCAGCATAGCCTGTGGGTCTGAGCCTTGCCCTGAATTTATCCCGACACCAGCCTCAAACTCGATTTGAAGTGCGGCGTGTCTGACCATGTTCCGGCCTGACCAGATATGCTGCGTTGACCGGATGCGCGGGATGGTCGTCCCGTTATCGGTGTATGCGCCGAGGTCAAAATAGGAAATCCGGCCCGTTTCGTAATCGCCGATTAGATGCTTTCCGTAACAGAACACATGACAGTTTCCGCGATGCCGGTGGAGAGTCCCCGATCTGACGCTTTGCAGCGGAACGGCTGTAGAGGAAAACGAGGCTCTTTCGTGCCATAGTCCCGTAGCCGCATCAAATACCCATGTCGCGTTCCCTGTCGGGAAGGTTAGCACATAGAATGAATGACCGTCCTGCTGATAGGAATACCCTATCGCGTCACTCGTTTTAGCATATCCTTGAATCGCATATTCAATTGCGCGGGTGGAGATAATCTCGGGGCTGTATCCAGCGGCACGGATAATCTGGAAGCCGCCCAACTCATCCTGCGCCAGCCAGTAGATCGTGTTATCCATCGCTACAGGCGAGTTTTGGGCCGCACATCCCTTCTCAATAGACGCGCCCTGCACTCTAGCAAACGGGAAAGTAGCGTCCCCGCTGTTATACCAAACCTCCGTGGACTTCTCCCCAAATAACCACAATTCCCGATGGTCGGAAATAATCGCGGTCAGGTTGTCGGGATGCGAATCAGCCGATGAAAAGTCCGTGGAGTCCCATGTCTTTCCATCATTCAATGCGGAGATGTAAAACTGCTGCGTATTCGGTCGTATATAAATGAAGTACCCATCCTGCTGTGCGACTTTTGCGGCCCCTAAAAACTCCGTCGATGTGATCTCGCTAAAGGTCGTGCCGTCCCATATCCACGCCTTGTTAGGCTTGAGGGGAGGCTCACCCTCGACGATCATGATCTGCGAGCCGTTGGAGGCCATGCTCACAATCCCTGTGCTATACCGTAGCGTCCCACGAGATACCGATGAGCCATCGGAATAGACCTGATACAAAGTCGCGCCAATCACCGCAAACACGGTATCGTCGGAAGGTACAGCGATATTGCGTCTGGCAAAGGTAATCATCCCTCTAACCTCACCCGCTGCCGGTAGGGAGAATGAAGTCATCCCAGGCGTTCCAATTAGCGCAATCGGAACCTTTCCGCCGTCCGTGCTTACGGGATACAGATTAACGCATCTCTGAGCATTGAGATTTAAGCTCCGCGCCGTGTAAGCCGCGCCGATGAAAGGGGCTTCGCTCTTTTGCATATCAGCCTCTATAGATGCTGAAACGGTTTTGTGGACTCATGTACCCGGTCTCCACTTGACTGATCGGAGCCGTGGCGTTCACTCGTTTAAGGTCGTACTTCGCCTTTGCGTTTACAGCAGCAATCTCCGGCGTAATCGAAATACCGTACTCCGGCGCGATCTCAATAGCCAGCGAGTAGATGATCGCCCGTTCGTATCCAGGAGGGAGCGATACAGTCGTGCCGGTCGTTGCGAAGGAAGTAAAAGGCTGGCGGGTTTGCAGGGTAATCGTCACCCCGGAACCCGGCTCAGGCCACAGATGAATCACCCCGTTTGCGAAGGATGTCTCATACCAGAAATAAGACGGGAATGTAGCCCCCGATGTTTTAGTGCCAATCTTGCCCCATGCGTCAGCGTCTATTTGAACCAATGGATAGGAATTATCCTGACTGTCATTCACATAGGCGGACTCGATCTTGACCGGGCGCGTCATGTTGAATGTAGCCCCAGAGCCAATCGTGTAAGTCCCTGTCCCGCTTGTTAAATTAAATGTATCTTCCTGGGTCGCGTAACAAGTCAAACGCTCATTCGTCCACGAATCCAGCATGGTGTTGAGGGTCGTTAATGCGTCATTGGTATCCGCTGCGGATGGCGTTTCACCCGATGCCACTACACCAATCAGCCGCAAGGCACGGTTGATTAAATCACTCGCTGTTGCCATATCGTCCCCCTAAAGTAAAACAGGCTCCGCCATATTCTAGCAGAGCCTGTCCCGTTACGCCTTAAACCTTAACCGATGATACGGCAAGCCTGAGATGCACGGAGGGTTTTCCAACCAAACAGCAGGTCAATACGGCAAGGGAACTTGTCGGTATTGATGTCGTACTGACGAACAACACGCATGGAAACGCCATCGTAGGTTTCACGCGCTGCAAAGTCCACACCAGTCGGCAGGATCAAGTCAGCGGTGGCCAGGGTGAAGGCATCACGATGGAACGCCATGTTGACCGGGAAGGTCGTGGATGCACCACCAACGAAGGTCACCGCAGCGTTATCAGCAGGGACTGCCGTAACGGTCTTGGTTGCGCCGGAACTGATGATGGCTGGGCTGATTGCCAGAGCAGCAACCGCAGAACCGGAGGCGGTAGCCGCCGCTGTCACCACGAACTGTTGCAGGGAGCCGGTATCAGCACCGGTTTCCGGGTTGACGGCGTTCACACCAGCGATGGTGAAAACTTCGCCAGCGGTCACGGTCTGAGTCGCACCGCCAAAGCCATCAATCGAGATGGTGGTCGCGCCCGAGGAGGTTGCGCCGTTCATCAGGATCGTGCCAGTGCGCGAGCCGGTGGTCAGGTTCTGGATGTTTTGATCCATAAACCAGTCGAAGCCCAAGCCACGGCCCATCATGCCCTTAGCATATTGCTCGGCAATCTTGGACGAGTCCTGGAACAGACCAGTCAAACCGTTGACGGTCGCAGCCATGCCAGCCGGGTTGTAACAGATGGTACGAGTATTGTCGCGGGGTGCGGCAAACTCATCCAACTTTTGACCAGCTTGCAGTGCCACCAGAGCGGTTGCAGGGGTAACACCAGCCAAACCGACTTGGTTGTAGATGTCGGCGTACAGAGCTAGACCTTGACTGTCGATCTCCGAAGCCAAGCGAGCCATCGCCGGTTGCAGGATGCGGTCAGAGAAGTTGTCCATGTCCATCGTCAGTTCAGCGGAAGTGAAATTCACATCCACGCCGATCTGGGTGGCAACGGCCAGGGTGACGCTGGTCTCGGCCACATCTTGTGCAGACAGGGTAGCACCAGAGCGAACGGTGTACTTATTGGGCAGGCGAACTTTCAGCGATGTGCCGATCTTTGCGCCTTCTTTGGCAAACGAGTCATCGTATTGACGATTAACGCGCTTGGCGAAGGTGAGGTTATTGTGGAGTACGCGCAGTGCTTCGCGGGTAACGGCGGTAGGGGTAAGAAGCGTATTTGCCATGATTTAAGTCCTTTTTTGTTTGCCCCTCCAGTCCATCCACTCATTGACAGACATTCGTTCCGGGTCTTTCGATCCTGACCGAGCCGCGCCAACAGGCGTGATAGGCGGTGGAGCCTTGGTTTTCTCTAAAGTAGCGATTTTACTCGCCAGTTTTCCAATCTCAATCGCCACGGAGATGCTGTCAAGTTTCGCAAGCCGTTCCGCCTCATTCTGGTTTTTGCCGAGGTAGTACGCAATATCCGCGCCATCGTCCATTGCCAGCATTGCCTGAGCCATTTGCTGCGAGACAGTAATATCATCCCGCATCGTTACGGCATCAAAATCTGGATAACGCTCACGCGCTGTATCCGTTTTTTGCGCCCATGAATCAGCCATCTTGCCTTGACGATCTTGCTCTTGCGACTTCCTCACCTTGTCATCACGATCTGCGAGAACCTTGTTGATTTTCTGTTCTGCCTTGTATTCAGCACGGGCTTCCAGATAATCTTCGTAATTCTCAAAATCGCCACGATCAGGCGCATTACCAGAATCAACGGGTTGGCGCGATTCCAACAGTCCAATCAAACGCTCTTTTTCAGACCGTTCTTCATGAATACGCCGTGTCAATTCATCGAGCCTTTTCTGGACACCACGAGGGACTTTTCGTTCCTCTTTCGGTTCCTCAGTTGGTTCGGACTGCGTTTCTTCGGTGGCGGCTGCTTCCACAACTTCCTCAGCCTCTACAGGGACTTGATCCTGGTCATTCATTTGCTTACCCCATTTCTGGTATTTCGCCCGGTGTTCCGCGCCGGTACGGTGTAAATATATCTAATGTGCAGAGAATGTCAAGAGGGTTATTTTTCTTTTTGGTCAACAAACTCACCAAGCGTATATGCGCCTAAAGCACCGGCCCCAGCTAAGTACGGCAACAGCCTGTAATCCACCGCGCCCAATAGATCGGCCTCATTACGGCGCATCGGATCAAAGCCTAGTCCACCTTCGCTGATCGGCAATGCGGCATTGCGCTGTGCAATACGCAATGCTTCGTCTTGTGGGGCGGCGAAGGTGCGTTGTGGCAGCACTTCTTCTTCCCAATGATATTTCGCGCCAGATTCACGGTATTCGGCTGGCATGGCCGTTTCGCGCAGCGGCCAGATTTTGTTTACCGGTTGCCGCCATGTTTGTTCTTCATATTCAAGTTTATTTTCATCGGCAAACGCCTTTAATCGCGCAGGGATTTTTGTGCGGTGCGGGGCTGACACGATTGCTTTTCCGTCATGGGTGACATAGAGCGAGATTCCTTTGTCGGCTCGTTCGAGGGCTGTGGCTTTAACTCGTAGGGC